CATATCAACTCCACACTGTTCGGCTGCATAAGCGAGTTCCTGGTAACGCTCCGCACCTATTCCCATACGGATTGAAGCCTTGTCGATAGTGTCAGCCATTTCGGAAGTGTCGTTCGCCATATTGACGATAGCTGTTCCGGCACCGACAACAGCAGCTCCAATAGTAGCTCCGACTGCTCCGATTACCTTACCGGCTTTGCCGAAACCTTCCGCAACTTTGCCCGCGTTCTTATCTACTTTTTGAAGTGAGTCGTTCGCCTTATCCGTGTCAACGAATACCGAGCCAACGAGCTTAAAGATCTCAAGTGCCATTCTTTGCCTCTTCGTGTTTGCGGTCTATTTCCGCGATAATGTCGTCCACCGGGCGAAGGTCTATATTCTGTCCGGTAACGGTCTCGTAATATTGGTCGAATGTCATATAATGTGAGGTAAAAATCATACACGGCAGCAGGCTTAACCATTCTTGCCGATATTTTTCTTTTGATTCCTCGTCAAGAGCCGTCAAAATCAGCTTTACAAACTGTTCAACTGACAGCACCTTCATCACATCAAGTGTGTGATACCTTCGGAGCACCAAGTCAATCAGTTTTACTTCATCAACCTGGCAACCGAGGAGAAAAAATTCTTCCACTTCTCCGGCTCCGCTACTTTAACTGCTTTTTCCAAAAATTCAGTCGCATCCATAGTCCTAAGCGATTCCCCATCACATTCCATAATGTTCGCAAAGAACTCATACAGGGCTTCCTCTGCGGGTTTTGTACTCGCTCCTGAAATAAGCGTAAAGATCAGATCATATCCGAAAGACTCCTGAGTCAGATCCTTTATACTGTCTTTGGATAATATGAGCGTTTTCAGTTCGTTCTTAATACCTACTTTGTCAATCAATCGCACGAATGCGAAAACGTCTTGTGTCTGTAAATTTCTCATGTGTATACTCCCTTAAAATAAAAAAAGAGCACAGAAAAAGGGCATACACCCTAAATCTGCGCTCTCGTTTAATTGTTTCATTCCCTTAAGCGGAAACCTGCAAAGAACTGTAAATGCTGGTAACGCTTGTGAGCATTGTCAGGACATTCATTGTCAGCTTAGGTCTTGAACCTTCCATAACAACACGTCCCTTAACAGCTCCGCGATCTCCGTCAGCATTGATTTCTCTGTACTCACGCTCAACAGTAAACTGTCCGCCACCACGAGTAAGAGCGACAAGAGTTCCGTCAATGTAGAACTTACCAGCTCCGAGGATGATCTCACTTGCTCCGGAAGTAACGGTTCCGTTTACCTCAATCTCGAAAGGTTCGATTGTTGAGTTTGACGCGGAATCTGTATTCTCATAGCAAGCTGTGAACTCGATCGAAGGAACGACATCGTTCTTCTCGGCGAAAGTCCAGTCAATGTTACCCATATTGATAGCATTGTGAAGCTTGATTGTTACTGCGTTTCCGCCTTTTGTAAGACCTACCCAAGAGATCTCGCGGAAATCGGCAGCATCAACGGCTCCGGTTCCGATATACTTTGTTATCGCCATGTCTCTACCTCACATAATTTTGAATTTGAAACCGTATTAAGCGGTGTTTGATGTTTTTGTCTTCGTCTGGGAGCGACTTCCTGTCTATCAGATAGAACGTAGGAAGGATTCGAGTCTGAGGAAGATTCTCCGTATGTAGGAGTGATTCTATCTTATCGCAAAGCTCATCTATCGCCGTTGTGTTCCGTCCTTTGTCCCATACATCCACATCAAGAATGTAGTCCTGTCTCGAAATGTCATCGAGATTTATGGTCCTAAAGGAAAAAACAATGTGCGGGTACATCGCCGTGTCGTCTGCTATTTCAAAGTATACGTTACTCGACAATGTTTTCAGCTTTGTTTGTATTAACTTTTTCAAGTCATTTGTTTTTGTAGGATCACTCGCCATCGTCTTCGTAGTCCTTCTCGTTTATCATCGAGAGTGCTTTTGCTTCATCCTCAAGCCCGCTCAAGTATTTCGACTCAATCTCCACAATTGTGGAAATATTACTCTCAACAGTATCAGTCAAAAGACCGAGCTTCGGAGTCTTTGAGCTTCCGAACTCCTGAAAGAAAGCATAGAAGCCGTCAACCTTGCCTTTTTTAAGTCCTATCTCCACTCTCGGGGCGGTCGTAGACTTTCCAGCAAGAACCGAATAGCTTATCGCTTTTCCGCCGTCTCCCGAATGTCTCCCGAAATGCTCGTAGTATTTGTTGCGGAACGTGGTTTTCACGAACTTTGCAACATCCCGTAGCGCAGCCCGGTTCAGCTCATAGATGTAATACATCGCCGCATCGACATTGGAAGTGTACTCGACTCCGTTCTTCTTTACTTTTACGACTGACTTCGGAGCACTCATTCAATACCTCGCTTGCATACGATCTCAAGTCGGTTGTTTGTTCTATATGTCCGCAAAACGGTATAAGTATCTTCCGTACCGCCGAACGGTGTGTACTTGAGGAGCTTTTCGTTCTGATAATCTGCAAAATCAGCTATCACAAACTTAATCTCCGGTTTAAGTCCTACGGCCTGAGCCTGGTAGAACTCACTCTGTCCGATACTTTTTACCTCTGCGAAAATGGTACGTTCTGTCTGCGTTGCCACAGTATCGCCGTACTCATCGACTGTATAGGTTTCCGCTATTAGCTTGATAATATTGTCAAACATAATGTCAATCCCCCACAGTGATAGTAGACTTCCTCAAGCAATCGCACTGATATTTAAAGGAATTGCCGTATCTGTCAGCTTCCTTTTCGTCACTGGCATAATATTCCAGTACATAGGTCTTAATCGCCGTCTCTACGAGTTCCATATCGCTTTCAGCAACAGACTCACTCACACCGGCTCTGACAAGTTCCTGTCTTGCCGATTTGATTTCGTCTGCAATCTCCGCATCAAGCAAATTATGAGAAATACGGAGAGCAAGCTTGACCTTGTCTAATATGGTCGGCGGTGTCGGTGTCGGTTCCGGAGTCGGTGTCGGCTCAGGATCTACCGGAGTATCGTCTTCCAATAAGATGTCATCAGCCATAACTTGCTCCCTTCGTTATTTCTTCTTCGTAGTAGTTTTCTTCTTCGGCTCGGCCTTCGGTTCTGCCTTCGGCTCTTCCTTGATTTCGGGCTTAACCTTCGGAGCTCCCTTACACTCGACATAGCCGAGATCCGCAAGTTCCTTTATACGAATATCGGAAGTCTCTATGGTCTTACCTTTTTCGTAATAAAGCCCTGTGTATTTGTCAGTGAATCCCTTTTTGATTAAGCCCTTCATAACTCTACCCCCTTATTAAACAGCAGCAGGAGCAGTGATGTTTACGAATGCACGGCAAGCGATAGGCTCAACGGCAACGTACTCACGGCCGAGGATCTTTACAAGGTCTTTAGCCATGTCGGTCTTGTCGTCAACCTTAATCTGGATCTGCTCTCCGTTAGGGAAGTTAGCAAGTGCACCATAACCGAAGTCGCCTACGATAGCGTAAACGTCGTTCTCAGAAGCTGAGCCGAGAGCGGGAAGTGCATTTGTAAGAATAACCGGAAGTCCCTGGAAAGGATCAACAGCGTAATGAGCGTTGAGTGCTGCGTTGATGTATGCTGCCTTTGTAGCGGGATTCATAACGATTACGGGATTGGTAGCTTCTGCGTTGAGCTCGCCGAGAGCGAGAGCGATAGTACCAACAGCGGCACCAGCCTTTACCTTCTTAGCGTTTACAGCGTTTTCACTTGCTGAAGTAGAAAGTGCTGCGATCTTATCGATCAGAACCTTCTCAGCCTTAAGAGCGATTCTGTAAGTGAGTTCGTCATAGATATACTCAAGGAATGCCTGACCTCTCATGTCGAGAGCTTCGTCAGAAACAGAGATCCACTTCTTGATTGACTCGGGAACGAGTGTTACAACACCGAGAGTGAGAGACTCTTCGGAAACAGCTCCGGAGCCTTCGTTGTGGATAACTGCATCGCCAGCAGAAAGTTCAAACTGAACCTTCATGTTACCCTGAACAGCGATCTTCTTGACAAGGCTCATGATTCCGCTTCTGGTCCAGTCTGTCTTGATGATGTCATAAACAAAATCAGGAACAGCGATCTCTCCAGCGTTGCCTACGTTTGTGGT